AGATGGATTTAAACCAATGTTGGTCATCCGTACCACAAAGATATAATCCATGTACTCTTTCAAGATATGTTCATTCATACCAATCAGGGGAGTGCCTTTAGAGAATAGATATTCAACCCAATCCATTTCTTCTTTATATGCTACTTCAAACATTTCATATGTTTCATCTTCAAGCTCTGCAGCAATCTCAACGAATCCTTCACTCTCATCTGTTCGTAGCATTTTAAGTACACGCTGAACAACATCTAAATGGATCATTTCATCTCTTGCAATTAGCTTAAAGATATTAGATGAACCAGCCATAAGTTTAGTTGGTTGTTCAGAGAAACTCCAGTTGGTAACAAACGTGCAGAAGAATCTAATACCTTCAAACATATTAAGAACAAGTGCAGCTTTGTAAATTGCGGTCTTAATCATCTTTTCATCAACTTCAGGGAAAGGTTTTGCCATACCATGATTAACAGCGGTTGAGTTAGCATCCATTCTATCAAATACACCTGTTGCCCAATCGAATGCACTTAAAATAGAAGTAGCTCTTCTCTGTACTTCTGGATCTGATGTGATAGAATCAACAAACACATCCACATCATTATAGATTGCACGAACCATTTCAGTATAAGACTCTGAATGAAGTAACTCATTGTTCTGATGGTTTGTGATATATAGTTCCCACTCAGGGTTATTACTAATACCGCCATTATTGAATAACTGTAAAGGGGCACGACCAGCACAACTGTCTAATGTAATAGCAAACTTTAATCCAGATTCAAAGATGTGCTTACCAGCTTCATCTAATGATTCGAAGTTCACTTTCTCTTTTGATAAATCGATTTCATTCTTACTCCAATTACCAATAGCCCTCATCTCTTCCGCGAACTCTAAGATCCACGGATACTTCGGATCGTGATATGTTTGGATATTTCTGTGACACGAGTTCTCACCTAAAAATAACCTTGTTCCCTTACTATGTACTGTTTCACCTAGTGAAAATATTTTACAACTCATGATATATACTCCTTCTTTAAATTGAACACGCACCAGATTCACACCCCTCAAGGATCACTTCACTAGTATTTTCTTTATCTTTACTTCTGATATAATATAAACTCTTTAGTCCATATTTGTATGCAGTAATAATATCTCTTTTAACTCTATTTGAATCTAGGATCTTTCCTTCAATTTTAGTTAGGTCATACCATTGATTGACACTCATACCTTGGTCAATAAATTTCTGGAGAATTGCCATCAACTTAATGTATTCTGCCGATGTGTTATCAGGCATATCCCAAGCTTTCATGTAATACTTTTCTTTATCATAATCAGGCACTAAACTCTTAACTGTATAAGATGCACTTTCAAATGTATCTGTAACACTTTGAATAGGATCAATACCTTGTGTGGAATTAGAAACCAATGAAGAACTTGCCGTAGGTGGAATAGCAGACAATGCTGTATTTCTCATACCATGTTTGGCAATATCTTTTCTTAATCCTTCCCAATCACATAATAACTTATTATCAACTATCTGATCTACATTCTTATTATAGGTATCAATAGGTAACTTACCTTTAGAGTATTCTGTTCTATCGAAATAAGTACATGCCCCACGTTCTTTAGCTAATTCCATAGAGGCTTTAATTAATCCGTATTGGAATCGTTCAGCCCATCTATGTGTCAACTCTTTCGATTTGATTGTACCTAATCTTGCCTCTGACTTAGCTAAGAAATGCGCGAAGTCACTGATACCGATACCTAAGAATCTATAACCTTTTGTAGGCCATTCTGCCGCATCTAATGGATATTCTTGGATATCAATAAGGTTATCTAAGAACCTAACCATTAAAGCAGTTAAATGATCTAAGTGTGTAATGTTAGATATCTTACCAAAGTTAACACAACCTAAGATACATAATGATACTTGACCATTTTCTAAGTCATAGTCTTCAACGTTTTCAAATTTAGTTTGTTTAAGTCCGTCAAACTTCATAGCCTTAGTTGGCAAGAATATTTCGCTGCACAGATTTGTTTGTGTTACCGGTTCAGAGAACATACCTTGCTTGTTAATGTTATCAATGAAGTGAATGTAAATTCGTCCAGTACCAACACGTTCCTTAACTAACTTGTTAAAGATTTCTGTTGCGGGAACCTTATTCTTTCTAATACCACGTTTATTCTCATACATCAAGTACGCTTCATTAAACTTCTTAGTATCACCATAATGCTCAAATAGCTCAGGTACTTCTTCTGATGAGAACAAAGTAAAGTCTTCTTTCTTTAATACTCTTTCAATAAAGATCGAAGGTAACCCAATTGTATAATCAATGAATCTAGCCCGTGTAGTATTCGAACCTTGATTGTTCTTGTATTCTAATACATCCATTATCTCCCAATTGAATATTGGGTAGTTGACTACTGTAGCACCAGAACGTAATGAATTTTGTGTGAACTGTTTTGAAGCCGCCTCAATTGTTTTAAGTAAAGGTAGGGCTCCAGTATGCTTAACAGTATTATTCTTAACTGGTGATAGGATACCTCTCACAGGTCCCATATCAACACCAATACCAGCTCTTCGTGCAGTCATAATACTTAATGCGTATTCAGATGATAGAATAGATTCAGCGGTATCACCCATCTTAATCTTACAACATGATGAGAACATTTTCAATTGAGTTCTTACACCTGATATGATTGGAGTAGGTAATGATATCTCATCATCCTTCAAAGCATTATAAAACTCAATAATCAACTTAGTTCTATTAGTCTCTTCAGCAAAGATAACCATACCAATCAACATAAATGTCTCTTGTGGCATCTCTAATAGCTTATCAGTCTTTGCATCCTTAATAAGATACTTAGATTCCATTTGAACAATAGAAGCATAACCCCTATTAAAGTTATTATTATGATCTAAGAATGATCCTAAGTTAATAATCTCTTCATCAGTATATGACACTAAAATATCTGGTGAATATAATTTACTCTTAACACGAGATTGGATATAGTCTAGGAATGGAATAGCATCAAATGAATCATATACTTCTTTTCGCATATGAGATATAAGTAGTCGCCCAGCATAAACATCGTAGTCAGGTGTGGCGGGGCCAATCTTTTCAGCAGCAGATTTAACTAATGTTTGATGAATGTCAACAGTTGATATCTTATTGACGAATTTGATGTGTGCGTTTAAAGCAGTACTCGATACTGATACATTTAATCCATCAGAGCATAGCTCCAGGATCTCGTGGATTTTATCGTAGTCTAAAGGTTCAAGGGTACCATCCCTTTTTTTGACGTGTATGGTAGACATAGGCTCAATTCCTCATTCATTATTTAATTGTGTTATAGGGAATATTATACCCTATTTTGATCCAAAAGTCAACTAATATTTGACGATGTTACGAAAATACCTTCCGTTGTATTATATATAGGGATACCTGCAAAAGTATCTACTATGTTTTCTAAGGTTATTATTGAACCCTTAGGATGATCTTCATCAATTGTATCTGATAGGATATATTGTTTTAATTCTAAATCGCCTTGCGCGTCTTCTATGATAAGAAGATCACTTGTATCACAACCAAGTTCTTCTAATGCTTTCATGATAGACTCTTCAGACATGCCCGTATCTTCTCTTAGTAAATACAGAGCTGCAGCATATGAAGCAATACGAGACTTGCCAAATGGGACCTTTTCCATGATTCGTTTGATGTTGAATACCAAACGATGGAACGTAGTGAACGCATCTTTTTGCTCATTGGTTTTAAGGTCTCTTGTTTTAATAAGATTTTTACCAGTATCGTCGATGATTCCAAGATCAAATGCTTCCATGTCTTTCCACGGAGTGATCAGTGTCTTTATAAATCGATATGTGTAGTATAAATCTGCTGCTTTTGATATTCCCATTTATAATTCTCTTAATGCGTTTACGATTGTAGCGTCTAGTGGAACTTCCACATACTCCGACTCAGGTAGATAATTTAAATAAACCAAGAAGGTCTTAGACACACTCTTCAATGGACAATCAGTATTATACATTAACATTAATGCAGCTTCCAATGGTCCAAACATGTTACCTAGTATGGTAATATGGTTTAGTATAAGCCTTTCCTTCAAGTCGTCATCGCGGTAGTACCGTTTAATCAATCTGTTGATGTATTTAAATCGAGCTAAGTCCGACTTGAAGTCTTCTGTAGTAGCCCAATTGCTAGCTTGATAATGCTTCGAAGCATATAACTCAAAGGTTTCTTTATTCAATTTCATAATATAAGGGGGGTTGGTTTATTTCTTTTTCTTAAGGACCTTGTCTTTGAGCTTAGCCACCATACCTTTCTTCTTAACTTCTTTCTTGGGAGCTGATTTAGTACCATTGAACTCATCAACATCAGCTTTAGATAATTTCATTACTAACATTGCTGCACCATTAGCGGCAAAAATACCTTTCTCAGTTGCTACCGCATTTCTAAATTGACCTTCTTTCTTATACTTCATGTACTACTCCTTGCATATATCAGCGATCCAAACATTTTTGGATTCACCATTTAAATTGACTTCTACGTAATTACTACATAGTTTATTTATAGTGACCTTTTCTCTAGTTTCAGTAATGATGACCTCATCACCAACCCCAAACAAATTGCCGTTGATGTATTTCTCTCTAAGCATTGATATTCTCTTTAACTTAGTTTCTTTACGATATGTAGTGGATTCTTTAAGTCCCATACCAGAACGGACAGCATTCATTAATGCCTCAGCTCCTTTAAACCCTTTAGGCATTCCTTTAGTGAATGTAATGAGATCATTATCAGTTGCTGCAGCTCTTAACTTAGAAGCAGACATACCTGATACATCATCAGAATCTGGATCTCTTTCACCAGCGCTGATTACATTAATGCCTCCATCAAATTCATAGAAACCATGTTTTGACTTAACCCCGTTGTACTTGTTTAATGCCTTATCAAATTCTTTAACTCGATCAGAACCAACAACAACAGTGCATTTTTTAAACCCATCGTTATGAGCAACTACTAATGCATCGAAGAAACTTCTTACAGACTTATCCATAAGTATCGATCTAGCATGCTTAGGGTACATCTTGCGCATGAACTTAACCTTATCACTAAATCCTAATGGATTCTTCTTCGCATCAACAGACTGTGAAGGGTATACACGATGTACTCCAATTGCGAGCTTCACCGATGCGTTAAGTAGCTTCTCATGACCATTCGTAGGGGGGTTGAATCTACCAAAGTTGATAACTACACTTTCTGCAGTTGCTTCAGCAATACAATGGTCTTTAAAGCTCTGAATCATTTTGAACCAGCTCTAGCTTTCTTAACGCGTTCTTTATCAGCCTTCTTAACCTTAGGTTTTAGCTTCTTGGCTAATTTGGCAATTGCCCCTTTCTTCTTGTTCAATTTCTTCTCTAACGACGCCCGTTGAGTAAATGACATATCAGCTTTATCCTTACCCTTCATAATCTTCTTAGCTATTATATCTCTGGCTTTCTTATTAGCAGTCTTTTTAAGCTTTTCAGGGTCTTTGAGTTTCTTCTTAGACTTCTTCATGCCGATCTTGCGTTTAGCAGCACTCTTTTTAAATGCTTGCTTCATCTTCATGCGTTGCTTAGCGTTTAATGCCTCATCAACTTCTACTTCTATATTATCCTCTACCATCAGATTCCCATCCTTTTACTATGTCTTTACTAAAATTATTAAAACTAAATTCCATTCTATCTACAATCTTCACTGCACCGTTTGTTAAATGATCAATAGCAACATAGCCTTCAGCCCCTGTTACTTTATAACCATCTTTAGTCTTTACAAAGGTATTTATATCATCTATCTTATTAAGATGTCTCATTAACTCTCTCTTAGCATCAACCAAGTGATTCTGCATATCAAACATTAATACAAGATTCTTTGTATTTTCGTTATTGAACCAATCTAATGCTTCAATCTTCTTAGCATTCTTCTTAGCCTTACCCTTATCAGATTTCAACTTGTCAATCTCTTTGTCATATCGATTATGAATCCATTGCACCAGTTCTTTTACATGAGTCTTGGTGTTCTTAATTTCACTTTGAGCTCTTACCTTGGTATTTCTAAAGGTGTTAATGTATAGATTAATCTCTTTGTTTGTACTAACATCTTTAAGAACACCAGAAGATATCTTATTAAACAACTTGCCTGCTAGGGACAAATGTTTAGTGATAGCATCTGTTTCTTTCTTGGTTAATGTGGCATTAGGAACTTCAGGTAAGTCTGCAGACTTACTCCATACAGATGATGTGCTTTTAAATTCAGATGTCTTAACACCGAATGAAGCATTCATAGTTTCAAATGATGATCCAGTATACTTAGTATGCCATACAACACCAATCTTGGCAGTTGTTATCTCTTTAGCATCTTCGACTGGCACTGCATATACAATGGTGTTTGGGTGGAACGTAACATACTTCTGCCCATCAATGGTTTCGTTCTTAAGATCGTTCTTAGTGAACATAATGTCACCTTGATAGACACCTTTCTTAATACCTATTTTCTTCAATTCAGTATATGCAACTTTAAGCTTATCAGATAAATCTCCTGAAGTGTCTGCATCAATATCACTATGTGACTTATACACTTTAGGCTCTTTGTTGAAAATGCCTTTTTTAGCAACAAAGAACTCTCCGTCAGTAGGATCAATACCAGCAAATACTGCTGGAGCTCCGTCCCATTTAACCGTGACAGCTTTGGTATCATTAGTATGACCAGCAAGCATATTACGCAAATCTCTTAATGCATTGATAGCAGCACGTGTACCATTAACACCACCATCAATAACCATGTCTTCAAGATGCGTCATGTGAGTATTCTTAGCTTCTGCTAAATGTCTTTTAAATGATTTCATTATGTTATCCAGGAAACAGTGTACCGAAAGATGCCTTGAATGTTCCGCCATTAACAGCAAATGTTCCTTTTTTAGATAGAGTCTTGGTGTCGTTAACCATATTTTTAAAGTCTATGTAATGGAACCAAATGTCAGTTGGATCACTATCTTTGATATTAGCAATATATCCTTTATCACCAGGCTTATCCCCAACTAACACATCAATCAAGCGTTTCATTAAACCTACAGCAATGCTTTCAGGATCATTAATCTTGGATCCGTATCCCAACTTTTTCAATTGTTTCTCAAAATCATCAGTAGTCTTTTTCATGTCTTTAAATATTTTAAAGTTCATTAGATCTTTGTTGCCCTTGAATAGCTCTGATAATTCAATAAACTTCTCAGCTGCTTCTAGTACATCAGGGTATCTGAATGACAATTCCCCTTTGAAAGATTGATTGCCTTTGCTGTTATCTTTTGAGAAGGCTTGGAATAAATTAGAGATGCCAAACAAAGTGTTTAGTAATGCTCTAAACTCTCGTCTATCCTGGAATCTTCCTAACGATATTGGATCATGTTTTGGATATGCTTTTACTTCAACAGCCTTCTTATCAATACGCAAGTCTGGCTCAGTACCACCACGTGTCTCTTGGGCTCTGCCGTCAAACAACCAATATAAGGAAATTTCACCATTACCAACTGTCTTATCAGGAGCTTCTTTAAACAGCTTGATGAAAGTCTTCTTATCCTTAGGATGAAGCTTTAACTTAAAACTCTTCTTAGGAATATCATACTTACCATGCACCTTCTTTTCTTCATCTGTCAACTTGTCGTCAATGATGACTTGAAAGCTACTGTTAGCTGCTTCGTTTAATATATAACCTTTAAAATTGTCCATGAATATCCTTAATTTACATCCATCCAAGCTTTCACTTGAGGGTTATTTGGTAGTTGATTAGCCCAAGAAGAGATTTTCTTGTTTATCTTATTGATTTGACGATCGAATTGAGCATTGCCATCCTTATCGTCTTTACCAGTACTATTGTTTTCGATAATGAATAATCTCTTACCGAACAAACTCGAGTATGACTTCTTATTACTTTGAACGCCTTTCCACATTGAAGTGACAGCTTTAGATCCTAATGATCTTCCACCATCTTTACCCCTTTGCATATCACGTTCAATAGAGGTATCTAAGAAGGTATCCACAAACACCATTGAACATTCATATCCAAGTTTCTCTAAGGCTTCTTTATGTGCTTTGATCTTACTATCATCTTTACCCGTACCATCAATCACTAAACCAAGTCTGCCGTTTATAGCATGACCTTCTTTGCGTTTAGTTGTTTTCTTTGATATGCCCCTAACGATATCTTTAGCATAGGCTTGCCCGTCAGGCATTTCCATATCCATTAAAGATAACTTCATGGCCTTTTCTAATGCAGAGTCTGAGTTGATATCTTTAAAGTTTAATGATAGTAGTCCTAATTGACCAACAACATATGACTTACCAGAACCTGGGCCGCCAGCCATGAATATTGCATGAAAGATAGACTTATCGTTCTTACCTTCTTCAAGGTAGTGTTTGAATTGTATCATAATAGGTTAAGTGTTTATATAGACTTATTTATAAGTTTTCTATAATAGCGTCTAAATCTTTTATATCACTCCACTTCTTCAACTTTCTAAGTTTAGTGGGGACTCTACGCATAACCTTATCTTCATTAATGATACCTTGGTGTGCTAATACTGCCATCATAGCAATAACATCACCAATCTCCTTTTCTAGGTTCTTCAAATTAGCTTCTTCAGGACCAAATCGAAGTATCTTGGATACTTCTTGCTGAACTTCAGCGCATTCTTCAGCTAGGATTATCAGTGCTTCGTTCATCTTTCTCACCTATAACAAAATCACCTGCTTTGAATGCATCATCCAATACCAGATGCAACAACTCACCGGTTAGCTTATTAAATTCTGGAGTGCCATGTGGATCATCATCGGTCCAATCAACAACATCATAATCAAAATCGATTGACTCATTAGTTTTATTTAACTTAATAGATTCGTATTTAAATACAACTCCATGATACTTACCACCTTCCAATTTAATAAACCAGTGTTCCTGCTCCATATCCTTCTCAACGAAGGACCACTTATCGTATAGTTTTTCTGTTGTCATAATAATCCAATGCCATTCCTAATAAAAGGAACGGTGTCCATAATAAAATAAATCCCACCATAACCACACCTATTATTGCTAATAGGATAATCATAGCTAAGATGTTTAACCAATCAACTACTTCTTGCATCTTGGTGAATTTGGCTTACGCTTACATCTATAGCTGCCGTGGCTATAAGTCTTCTTACTTAGTCTATTGCCGTTGTTATCTTTGCGTATCTTTACGCCATCAATTGCTGTCTTACTCATGTTTTCCTTCCCATTTTAAATACGCTTTTAACGTTTTTGTATTTGTACATTATTTGTTCTTTACTTTCCGCCATAATAGTTCTGCCTGTTCCATCAAGGAACATCACACACCACTGCTTAAGAATCACTTTCCTTTAAGATGGCTGTGAGTTGTCTCTGCAACTTGTTAAATTTAAACTCCCACCCATCACACTCATTACACTTGTTCTCATACATCGTGGCGTAATCTAACTTCTTAGTGAAAAATTGTTTAATACGTTCTATATATCTATTATACATGATTTACTCCATAATGTCAAGCATTAACGGAAAGATCTCCGCAATTACTTTTGCACATTGCTTTGCAACTTCAATGTGTTCTTTCTGTGTGCCATTAGCACTTCTTAACTCAATGTAATGAACCCAAGAACGTAAAGTTCCGTTCATATACATTCTGCTCATTGTATTCCCTTCTGGCAATACAGCACGAGCTTGTTCTTTTGCAATGCCGTTCTCAATGGCCCAGTTATAAGCATCTAATGACTTCTTAATCAATTCCTCTTGCTTAATTCTCCACATAGCAGACAATGCAGCATTATCGGTGTCGATTGAGTTCTGTCTATTCTGCGTATCTTGAAGTCTTGCTTCTCTTAACATGAATGCCATATCCTTAGTAGGATCAGCATATCGTTGAGAAAACTCTTGGAACGAGAATGATCTGTGTCTAAGGATTTGACGTCCAATGTCACGTGTAGTTTCGATCTCCAGGCACGCTGATACTGTCTCTAACGGACTCCAATGCTTATGTTTAATAAGATACTTAATGAGCTTATCACTAGTCTCTTTGTTGAATTGATTACTTGGATTAGATACCCTTGCGCAATATGCAATTAGATCCTGAACATCATTCAGGCCTGCCTCTTTATACTCTTGGCTTGGCATACTATACGATACCATCTTAACCTTAGTAGTAGTAGATTGGTGATCTACTCTTTTCACTTTATCTGTGCTCTTAATACTATTTGTTCTTTCCACCACTATATCTCCTATACTGTAAATTTACTATAATCTGCTGTTGGTTGATTAGTATCTACTGATAACGTTTGTGCATTATCTTCAACATCATACAACCTCATCTTTGATCTATCAATCCCCAACACAAAACGTTTAGTGTCTCCTGTTGGATCGTTATACCTATTTTTCAACTGTTTAACCTGTATCTGATTTCTCTCTTCCAATTCCTCAGTAGATATCAATGCGAACATTAAGTCAGCCGTTGCAGGTAGTCCAAATGACTCAGACGTATCTGTCAACGATACATCTGAATTATCATAACCACCACGAGTAGTTTGAGTAGCTGTCAAGATTGGAAGATTGTTCTCCATTGCTAAACCTCTCAACTCTTCTGCAATTGCTTTAACATACGTGTATGATCCAGAATCAGCTTTCATTCTACTAGAAGCACAAATGTTTAGATAATCAATGCAAATCAAATCAGGAATGAAATCCTTCTTCAACTTCAACTCACCTAAGAGTGCCCTAAAGTGAGTCGCATTAGCAGCTCCCGTTGGATACTCTTTAACAATCAACTGGCCCAAACCTTTATTAGTGATAGCATTCATCTTCTTATCAAACATATCTTTGGACAGATTCTCTAATTGAGATATAGGCACATTCATTAAGTTAGCATCGATACGTTCAGCAACTCGCTCTTCACTCATTTCCATAGATATGTATAACACATTTTTCATTTGAGTTAGGGCACCAGCAGCAACATGACACATAAACAAAGACTTGCCTACACCAGTACCAGCTAATGCAACGTTTAACGTCTTATTAACCAATCCACCTTTAGTGATCTTATTGAACATCTCTAAGTCGAATGGAAGATGTTCCTCTTCTCTATGATAAAACTTATAACGATCATCTGAGTTCTCGATGTAATCGTGACCAATGTTGGTATCGAATGATACAGCTAAGGCATCACTCAACAGCTCGGGAAGAGCATTCTTGGTTAAATCTTTATGTTTGCCATCAATGATTTCAATTGATTCCATAATAGCAAGGAATATAGATCTATCCTGACACCACTTCTCCGTTTGATCGATTAACCAATCTTCATCAGACTCAGCAGCAGGAGCATTCAAATCGTTGATAACAGAATACACCTCTGTAACCATATCAGCTGGAATGGATGCTCCATCTTGCAACTCAACACTTAACGCATTAGTAGTAGGAAGATTGCCATACTTTGTTACGAATGATATAATCTCATTGAACACCAGCTTGTATGGACCATCAAAGTACTTCTGCTTTAAGTGAGGTATAACTCTTCTTGTATACACCTCATCATGAATCAATGAGCGTAGAATTAGTGTCTCTAAATTCACTCAGAGTCTTCTTTAATCATTGAAGCATGACCAATCTCGTACTTAGTTTTAAGGAATGATTTAAATTCAGGCAATGCTAGAATAGGCTCCCAAAAGTCTTTACCTAAAGCTTTAGCTCTCAATTTAACATCAGATACTTCACCTGTCGCAATATTTACTGGAGAGTACCAACCCATAGTAGGCTTAACAACAAATCCACCTTCAATAGCTGCATCTAATAAACCAGTATATCTTTCAATACCACCTTCCCAAGTAACAGAAATTGGAATCTTGCTCTTCTCTTTAACGAATCGAGACTTTTCAACATTAATAATGAAGTTATATCCTTTAATGTCTTTGCCATCCTTCTCTTGTTGTCTACCAATGATCCAAATGTTATCAGCTGAGTAATAGATACCTGTACCACCTGATACAACAGCTTTAGAGAACATCTCCATTGTTTGGTATGTATGATTGATAGCGAGCATAGGAATATCTTTCATTGAAAGATATGGAGTACACATTCTAAATAGACCTTTCAGGGCTTTGGCTCGTGACATATCAGCAACACTCTTCTCATTCATAGCATCATCCATTTCTTTCTTGGATGCAAGATTACCAATAGAGTCAATCACAATGATCACTTTATCTTCCTTAGCAATCTCTTCCAGTTGATTCACAATGTCAAACTTCAACTCTTCAACATTGGTGATTGGTGTGTGTAACACTCTGCTTGTATCAATACCAAAGCTTTCAAAGTAACTTTGGGGGCTTCCAAATTCTGAGTCGTAGAATAGGATGATAGCATCTTCATGTTTCTTAAGGTAAGCCGCAGCCATTAACAAGCCGAATGAAGTTTTAAAGTGCTTCGATGGTCCTGCCAATACAGTTAGTCCCGATGTCAATCCTCCATCTGGATTGCCAGACAGTGCAACGTTTATCATAGGTACTGGGGTGGGTACCATATCCTGATTTGCAAACAGTTTAGATTTAGACAGTATTGCAGTCTCTTTGATCTTACTATTCTTTTGTAGCTTATCCATTATTCCCATATACATTTCTCCTGTTTGTAATATACTATATTATACACTATTCCTTACTTAAAGTCAACGTTTTCATAAGCAAAATTAATTGCTCCTGTAGCCTCTCTTTCTAATGGTCGATTATTATACCAACCGCCATTCTCTCTATCGATCTGAGTACACATCTCTGCGATTTCATTTGAACTGATAGGGTACCTTTGTTTGATTGCTCTCATAGCAATCGATACCATTATCTGATACATCTTACGATACCAACCGGTCTCACTGATTGTATTATACTCAGCAACTAGTGCCTTATTAACGAATGGACAATTGTGATAGCTGTCCCAAGCAATTGAGGTGTTTGTCATTTGGTTCTTTCTGTACTCTAATATTTGATTGCGAACCTTCTCAGGCAAACTGTCTAATAATGCATTTCCTGACGGCTTTTCAGCGTATTCTATGCTGTCCATTAGCACCACTGGACTCATTAACTCCCCAGCATTCGTGAATATGAAGCTATGAGCACCTGCATAATTACCAGGAACGAAGTACATACGACTCAAATCTTTAGTTTGTGGATCACCGATATCCCCCAATGTCTTATTCAAAGCAAACCAGAAGTGTTTAATCTTATTCGCTGGGACGTTCTCTGATAAAGGAAACACCAATCTAAACTTAGGATGTTCTTTGGTTGATGAAGCAGTTGAGTAACACACGTAAGTGTATTGACCATATAGATCATGTAACTCCTTTTCAAGGTTACCTTTAAACGCATGATCATCAACATCAACTGCTGCCCAACCAGCCCAATTAACAACACTCTTGTTAGCTCTAGTTGTATTAGGAAGAAAGGTTGCAGGACTCATTAATGGAGCATCTTTCTTCTCCTTATACTCAACTGAAGATAGCTGATGTAAGAACTTCATGAAATCATCAGGAGTCTCGAACTGCATGTTCTTATCAGTCTTATTGTCATACAGATTCTTGAATATTGTTAGGCTAATCAAAAGAAGTCCTCCAACGATACAGTGGACTCAACACTCCAACCGATAGCATCAAAGATTGGCTCGATCGGTTTAAGGAATGTCTTTTGGAACTGGAGATCTCTATCAACATAATCATCAGCTTTGAATTCTTTAGGAAGATACTCAGGGAATGATACTACATTTGATTTGAGAGGATTGGGCATCTTCATGTATGTAAACTTAATCTTCTCTCCACTTTGTATCATAGTATGCTTATTGTCTAGGTTTCTCATGTTAATAGCATCATTATATATCAACGCTCCCCTAACATGAATAGGAGTCCCTTTAGCATATATGTCACCATCCTTACCTCTCCATTTATCAATCTCTGACACACCTCTAGGGAATGATACTTCATGAGCAGCCAATGTCATGAAGTGTTCTTTAAACTTAGCAACTTCTTCTTGTGTATCAGACTCATCACCTTTAATAATAGTCTTAAATATGTGTTTTAGTGCATCACGACAAGCAGCAGGTGTAGAAGACTTAACAGCTTCCAATCCCATAATCTTCAACTTAGGCTCGGCATACTGTACCCCCTCATTATTATGAACATTCAGGATGTATCGTTTCTTGGCTGTCCATATTCCTTTATCAGCAATAGCCTCTCGTTTCATTACCATCTTCTCAGCAATACCACCTAATGTCTTAAATAGATCTGTGTACGCTACTTCAAGTACCTTCTCCAACTTCTCATGACAAACTTTATCGAGGAATGCAACAGGGTTGTTAGGCTTAACAAGCTGAACGAGAGGATCCATGTTAACATAAACACTATCAGTATCAATAGCAATAATGTGATCATAATTAGTGGTCCCCATAATATCATTCATATAACCATTCAAAGCTCTTTCAGCCCACTTAATAGTTGTTTGACCAGAAGTCGTAATAGCCTCAGCAACATCTTGATTAAAGTATCTAAAGTATTGGTTGCCCATCGCTCCATATAAACTGTTCATCAAAATCTTGATAGCCATCTGTTTATTCTCAGCAATGTTGATATCCTTTTCAATCTTATAGATAGCTTTCTTATCTGACTTAGCAATACCTTCCTTCTCTTGTTGATACTTCAGCATATTCTTCTTAACCACAACACGTTCAGCATATAGATCACCAATGATACGAGGAATCGTTCCTAACTTATCATTTCTGAATCTTAACCCATTAGCAGCAAGACCTGAGTGGGGATCATTATTACGAACCTTTCCATCCATAATAGCTTGAATAGATACTCCCCCTTCTTTCATTACAATAGTCTCGGGACTCATGTTATACTGACAAATGATGTTCGGATATAGTGAGTTCAAGTCAAATGATACTACCCAATTGTGTAGTCCTACCTGAGGAGCTTTAACATAACCACCAGGATAATCACCCTTCTCAGAATGGATATTAGGAGGAACTACAACACCACGACTTGTTAAGTCACGATATAAGATAGAATCCCATACTCCTACAGTACCCATACATTCAGCATAGTTGATACCAGCTTTGTATGACACAACCATTGCGAGTGTGATCAGTCCCATCTTATCTTCTAATCGTTCGATCAACTCAACGTCTTTGATGTTATAGTCGATAAACTTTTGATGGTCTTCCTTGTATAGTGTATATAGGTTAGCGTGTTCTTCATATGATAACTTACGTTCGCCTAGAACTGTATGTGCAACATGATCCAACTTGTAGGACTCTTGCTGTCCATACGAATAACCAAACTTCTTAAACAGATCAAGGTAATCGAGAATAGCAACACCATAGATGTCCCACCAATGAATCTCTTTATTCATTATCTTAGTCTTACGTGGACGATTGTATCCCCAAGGACTTAATCGTTTAGATTCTTTCAATGAACACACTTGAATGATTCTATTCACGAGGTACGTCATATCAAAGAACTTCACGTTCCAACCAGTTACAATGTCAGGATAGTTTAATGCCCATCGATCAATGAAGCAAGTTAATAGATGTTTCTCATCAGTACACTTTCGATAGATAACTTCACTATCCTTCATATATGATTTAGAAACATCATAGTCATTAAGACCATACACATAGTAAGTGTTCTCTTTACTACTCTTCATAGCAACTGAGATCACTTCATAGTTTGCTTCTTCTGGTTTAGGGAAACCTTCATCAGATTGTACCTCAATATCAAGAGACAATACATTAACGATTCCACGTTTGAATTTGATTTCTTCAGGGAATTCAGATGTAATGTATTGGGATAAGAAGTTGCCCATTCCATGTAGATTGAAGTTCGAGATTTCACTCGATTCATTAATCTTGGTTTGAGCATCACTCATCGATGAGTATCTGATAGGTTTGGCGAAGTGACCATCAAGAGTCTTCCAATCGGTTGGAGTATCCACTTGATAGTACATTGTAGGTTGGAAAGGAACCTTTCTTGCTACTGCCTTGCCGTTTTCATATCCTCTGTAGAGAATGTTATTGCCACGTCTGTAAACGCTTGTGTAGAATTTTTCATTTGTCATACAGCCATTATACAGTAAATACGGAGAGAAGTCAACAAGTACTACGTAATTATTTTCTGGGTTGGTGTGGCGATTTGACCTGCCATTTCAGAATGTTTGGCTGCTAGTTCAATACTAGGAACGACAACCCACATGATGTCTGATTCTTTAATAGGCAATTCATCATATACTGCATAAGCCATATACTTCATAAATTGGATACTACCATCTTGTGTTGGTAAGATAATGTAAGGGTTAGTTACTGTGATTAGGTTTTCGGTGGAAGATTTGATGTTACAAAGTAACTCTTCACCGGAGTTTAGACGTACGATATGTGAATCCATAATATTTCTCCATTGTATAATGGGGCCTTGCGACCCCTTAAAATTAACCTAGTAGTAGTTCTTTAGCTTTTTTACTAAATTCACCAAGGTTAATTGTTTGTGGTTTCTCTTCCTCTGGCACTTCATTTTCAAGACCAATCAATAAGACGCCATCTACAATATCAGCACCAACCACTTTAATAGTCTCAGCTAAAGTAAATGATCTTGTAAAGTCTCTTGTTGAAATTCCTTTATGAACATAATCAGTTATATCATCGGTAAGAAGTCTTGTACCTTTCACCGTTAATACACCCTTCTCTAAAGTCAAATCAATCTGATCTGATTTAAATCCAGCCACTGCAATTTCAATGAAGTAATGGTTTTCACCCTTCTTAATTACATTGTATGGTGGGTATGATTGTTGTTTCTGGGGGGTTTGGATCGAATCAAATAATGAATCGAAGCCGAAGAACAAATCTTTTTGAAAGTTTGTCATGTTGTTTTCTCCTGTTAAGCGAGTTAAATTATAGAGCAACTCATGTCACTCTTCTACTATAGGACCCCGAAGGCATCCTATGGGTTTATTTATACAAAAGATTGTGGGTTCATGAACATATCAGTCAATACAACTTTTAAATCTTCAATTGATCCATTATTATCCACCGCATAACCTTTCATAGTTCCTGATTCAGTAACATGATCGATAGTCTTCTCAACTGCATCTCTTTGTATATTTAATAATGTAATACCTTCATTATCGATCCAATCAAATTCAATTGGATATCTAATGTCTGAAATGATTATGTTCTTCTCATCAATATCATTAATCTTCTTGATGTTCATTCGTAATGAGTAGTCAGGTCCATGCTCTTCAAACAACCCGTCCCACCATTCAACTAACAACTCACGTGGTGACTTACCATCATATGATTCTATAGGTGAGTCTTTAAGGTCTCTATCATGAAACCAATTCAAAGGAATACCAAATGCTTCAGAAGCCATTTCTTTAGGTAGATCAGCAAGAGCTACAATGGCAGCTCCTCCTAGAATCTCTGCTATCATTTCAGCAGCAGTATCTTTACCTGACCCTGCTAAACCTGTTAATGCGATTATCATGTATATTTTTTATCGTGTGCTTTATTAGTGCCGT